TTTTTTGCAATTTCACTTTGAGAAATTGGAGTTTCAATAATGGGGGTGGGGGTCGGATTATTTTGTGGTTCTATATCACTCATATATATTTATAAAATAAAAAAAATAATAAATAATAATTAGTATGTAAGTGTTATATTTAACAGTGAACCATAGTTCACTCTTGATTGTTTGTAAAGTGCGGATCGTGGGGGGAGTAAGGGGGGACCCTACCTGGACAAATGAACACGGCTCTCTATAGGGTGGGATGGGGTCAATTAAAATCCTATCCAAAAAAAGTTTCATCACCTATCAACCAAACACCATACCTTACTCATTGATTATTGTATCATTGATAGTATGTTTTCACACGACTACTTATCCACACCACATCATTATCGTTCAACCTAACGCAGTTTTGGGCTTCGTTTTCTAATGGACTATGAGCCGTGAGCCATTTTATAAGCCAGAGGTTCGTGCGCAAATGAAAACATTTGAGGACGGCCTTAAACAAACATTATTCAATGAAATCAATAAAAGAAATATGGAGGAAACTAAAGCCGAAGAAGAAAACCAAAGTAATCTTGACCAAGGAGGAATTAGAGACGTTGAAGAAGTATCTCAAAGCGAATCCGGAGGAGATAGTGGAAGTGTTCCAGGAGGAGGAGAGGGAGGGGAAACCGAACGGAGTGTTTCTTAGCGATATGACAGATGAGGAATATGAGACATACGATCGGGAGGTGAACAAAGGATGGGGACCATTTATTAAAAAAATACTTAACATTAACCAAGAAAAAGATGAAACCAACGACAAATAGATTATTAGTTAGAGTTATTCCAGAGGAAGCGCCAAAGGAGGGGGAAGCGGTACCGGTAAAAGGGACGGCAGTTATTACAGGTGAAGTGCTTGAACACGGACCAACAACACAGTTTATTAAGAAAGGTAATAAGGTGGTTTTTGCACCTTTTGGCTTTGATGAAATTACTATTGCTGGTGAAAAATTGATGATTGTGTCAGAGGAACTTATTATCGCTTATGAGTAAAAAAAGTAGAGAAAAACAAAAAGAACAGGAAAGATTGGCGGCTTATTATGACGATATACGGAAGAAACGCGAAGAAATAGCCGAGAAAAATGCACCTTTCTTGGACCGTGTGAAAGCGATAATGGATGCGCCACGCTTTGCCACTGTTGATTTCTGGTGTGATAAGTGCCAAAAGGACTGTACCGGTAGGGGCTATAGGCAGGTGTGTACTTTGCGCGAGAGGACACCGACAGCATGGTATCTTGGATTTTGTTCTAAGGGTCATAGAATGATAAGGAGAATTACAGATAAAAGTAGTGATCCGTACTACAATCAGTCAATTTTCCTTATGCGACAGAGAAATGAGATGGCGCTTGATCTACTGACACCGGATGATCCAAGGTTCAAGATTTTGTATCCGAAGCAGTGGAAAGAGTTGATGGGTAAAAAGTAGTTTTTTGAAAACTGGGGTCATTAACACTTAGAGGTTGCGAAACAATAAGCACCCTTGTATTGAAATATGACTAATAAAAATGAGGTAATGTCTATGATGAATTATTCAATGAGTGATGATTTATCATTGAAAGCCACTAATTCAAATACAACAAATGCCTTGTATATAAAACCGCTTACTGGATGGGGTTTCTATCAAGATTATTACTATCCAACAATCATCAAAGAGAGCTATCCAGTGTATCTCCAAGAGAGGGCGCAGGATAAAGGTAAACAAGCGTTTGAGATTATCAAGATTCTGAAAGATAAGAAATTGGTAAATTTAGGAAAGGTCGGAGATTTTATTGATCTCATGGATGAGTTGATTAAGATTCTATAATTATTAAGTTGACCCCAGTTTTCAGAAAACTACATGGATAAAAACAAAAATCCAAAAATTAAATCGGAAGATCTATCTATCCTAGCCTGGATATTTGAGAAACAGGTGGTTTCCGAGAAAGGTGAAATGTTGGACTTCGCGGACCGGCCTTTTCTGATTGATATTTTGACGGATTGGAGTGAGGAGATTGTTATTAAAAAGTGTGCGCAGATTGGAGGATCTGTGTCTTTTAACTTGAAAGCTCTATATGCAATTATCAAATTTGGCTGGAACATCCTCTACACTTTTCCTACTGATAGTGATGTGCAGGAGTTCGTGAGTTCTAAGACTAATAAAATTCTAGCAGCTAACCCACAAGTTTTTGGTGGTATGAACACAGATAATGTGGAACGCAAGGAACTTAACGGACGGTTTATGTTCTTCAAAGGGACAGTCTCAAAGACAGCAGCGATTATGACCACTGCTGACCTTTTGATCCATGACGAGGCATCCAGATCCGACCAGTCTGTGATTGATACAATGAAATCTCGTACAAAAGCGAGTAAATATAAAGGACGTTGGTTATTTTCTAACCCTACTACTGAAAAGGACGCGATTGATATAGCTTGGCACAAATCAGATAAGAAAGAGTGGATGGTTACTTGCCATAATCCAGAGTGTAAGCATGAGCAAATGCTATCTTGGCCGGAAAGTATCAATATGGAAGATAAGTGTTTCCAATGTACCGAGTGTAAGACCAAACTTTACAAGGCAGATAGGCGTATGGGGAGATGGGTAGCCCAGAATCCTGGGGCTAAGATCTCTGGATACCATATTTCCCTACTTATGGCTCCTTGGGTAACAGCCGAAGAAATTATCCGGGATAGTGAGGGCGACCAAGAGTATTTTTATAACTTCGTTTTGGGTGAACCATACTCTCCTGGAGATATACGAGTGGGTAGATCTACAATTTTGGATAATTGGACACCGAAAGATCTTACAACTAAGAATTATTATCTTGGGGTGGACGTTGGAAATATCAAACATTATGTCCTTGGTAGTGAAAGAGGGGTGATAAAAGTAGGTAGATTTACAAAATGGGCTGACTTGGACGACATGATGAAAATGTATAAACCTAAACTGGTGATTGATGCCATGCCGGATAACACAATGTCTAAGTATTATGTTGAAAACTACCGAAATACGTTGATGTCGTTCTTTCAAGAGAACAAAAATAACCCTAAAACTATAGTTTGGTGGGGTGAAAATGACAAAGCTGGAATAGTTTACTCTAACCGTAACCGTATTTTGGACCAGCTCATAGATGAGATCCTAAATGCCAAAATACTCTTTGGATTAGCCACGGATTCAGAGATAAAGAACTACTTAAAGCATTGGGAAACCCTCCGAAGAATCAAAATTACTGACAATAAGGGTATTGAAAGCTACCAATGGGACAGTACAACAGGTGAGGACCACTATGTATTCGCAACCTTGTACTACTATCTTGCTACTTTAGGTGGTTTTGGGGTAGGTGCCTATTTACCAGAATCTCTAAGAGGGACCGATTCTAAGATTTTGATTGGACGAGACAATGTGATGGGTGATCTTGGAGAGATCTTGGCACAAAACAATGGATGGCCGATACCGGAGGATGAGGAAAGATAAGTTATCCACTTCTAAATGAGTTATACACATATACAGCTTGACTTTCGTCATGGTATTATTATGGTATGAAAAAAATCTCCGATTTTAGTGATAATGAATTGTGTAATTTAATAGATAACAGATGGAAATCATCTGAAACAGTTTGGGACATTGTTACAAAAACTTATGATGACAACTTAAAAATTTATCAGAATAATCCTGGATGGCTTACAACAGTTTCAAGAAAAAAAAGTAGAGTTCGCGCAAATAGAATTTATGTAAACATGGAAACAGTGATTAACTCACTGATTGCAAATCCACCAAAGCCACTTGTGTTAGCAGGACGCGATACACCAGAAGCAAAGGCACTTTCTACACGTCAAGAGAAATATTTTCAAATAAAATACACCGAAAGAAATGTTAAGGAGGTAATTCGTAAAGGACTACGAAATTTGTATTTTGGCCGATTGATTGTCCTTAAACCATTTTGGAACGCAAAAATAAATGACTTTGATGTGAGGGCTATAGATCCTCGTAAAGTTCGTTTTTCAAAGACAGCAACAAAGGAAGATGATTCAGAATTTGCTATTGAAGAAGTAACGGACACTTTGTCTTCTGTCCTAAAGAGATTCCCTGGAAAGAACAAAGAAATCCTTACCGCTTTTGGTATGGAGAAAGATGATGATGTTTTAATCAATAATCCAGAAGTAAAATACTACGAAGCATGGTGTTGGGATTATGTGATTTTCAAACTCCAAGCAAATAATGTAATTCTAGGAAAAATCCGAAATCCATATTGGGATTGGGATGGACTTTTGATTACTCCGGAAGAAGAAGCACAACTTCTTACTGTTGAGGGGGATGTTAGACGAAACTTTTTCCAAGGAATAAGAACATCACAACCAGAAAGACGCGCAAAAAAAGCAGCGTATGAAAAAAATATAAAAGATAAAGCTGACGGACTTCCAACTTTAGAAAATATGGATGAACCACTTTCAATGTCATCTTATTTGTTTAACCACTTTGATCGTCCACGAAAACCATACATCTTTGCAACGATATTTAATAATGAAAATTCTCCGATTGGTCAGACAGACATGATTACACAGGCAGCGCCTCTACAGGAAAATATTGATGAGACAAAACGAGATATTACACAGAATGCAAAACTTGTGAACGGAATTATAAAAGTGGATTCAACTGTAATGGATAAAGCTGATGCACAGAGAATGAGATTTGAAACAGAGGGAATTATTTGGGGTAAAGGTGCAGTACAAGGTGTTCAACGTGAAACAGGACCAGCGCTTCCAGCTTTCGTGGTTGAGAACATGATTGATAGTAGACGAGAAATTGATGACATTATGGCAGCTTCTTCTGCATTCAAAGGTATTCGTGAGGGACAAGAAACTCGTGGTGGTCGTCTTGCACTTATTGATCAGTCATTCCTCCGACTAAATGAATTGGTCCAGGTTATTGATTATGTAAACTACGAATTATTTAATTGGTTCTATCAGTTAGCAAAAGTAAGATACACTGAACATCACTATGCAAAATCTCTTGGCAAGTCAGCAGCGATTGAACTTATCACTTTAGTTCAAGATGATTTTGAAGATGGATCAGAAGTCAGAATTATCTCCGGTAAAACACTTCCAGAGGACCGACAATTCAAATATGAACAAGCACAAGGGGATGTTGAGAAAGGATTACTTTCACCAGTGGATTACTTTGAAACTGCTGGTTATGATTCTCCATCTGACAAAGCAAAGAACCGAGTTATTTATGATCTAAATAAACCTTTTGCTGTTGGTATACCCGATGCAGAGATGGAAAAAATTGCACCGAAGCCAGTTGAAGAACCTCCAAAACTTTCTATTAAATACGAAGATCTACCTCCAGATGGACAAGTACAACTTGCAGCAAAAGCTGGAATACAACTTGATCCAAAAATACTTGTTGCTGAAAAGATTGCAGACCGACAAGAAAAACAGAACGAATCAAAAAATAAATTAGAATTAGAGCATAAAAAGGTTGAGATGAAAAATATAAAATCAGAACCTAAAAAATAGCTATTTGACCGTAATGTCATTAAACTATTTATAAGATAATTTTTAGATCAAGCAGTTTCTCATCACTCGCAAGAACAAGTTGAGAAAATGGCAATCGCAAAAACTATGACATACGAATCAAACGCAGAATTAGTTGACAGTTCAGCACCGGCACCAGTTGCCGATCCTGCACCAAGTCCAGATCCTGCACCCAAAGTTGACCCAGTGGCTGATCCTGCGCCAGAGGTCACTCCTAAAGTAGATGAACCAATACTCTATGAAACTCCAGATGGACGTAAAGTAGATGCGGTAACACTACAAAAGGAATGGAAAGAGAATTTCCTACCAGAATTTACTAGAAAGTCCCAGCGTTTAGCCGAGATTGATGGTAAAAAGGATATTAACAGCCCCAAAGACGAGCCAGATTGGAAGAAGCCGGACTATGTTCCTCAAAATTATGGTGAAGTCATTGAGTTAGCTAAAAAAGAAGCGCTTAATGAAATTAACCGGAATTATGAAGCTGAACAAGCTAGGGTAAAAGCAGTTCAAGATGCAGTAGATGGAGAAATCTCTGACTTGAAAAAGGTAGACCCTAAGTTAGATGAAAACGCATTGTTTGCTCACGCAAATAAATATGGTTTCAGTAGTCTAAAGGCAGCACATTCAAATATGTCAGACATGAAAAAGGCGATTGTTGAAGTAGAGCAGCGCACTGTGAAAAACTTAAAAACACGAGAAGCGGACCCCATTTCAGCAGGTGCTAATGGTGATCTCCCAGACGATTCTGGATATGATCCAACCGAAATGTCTAAATATGATAGTGCCACTGAATATCTAAAGTTTGTCCGAGGGAAAAAATAACCCCTAAACACTATGGTATTTTCAGAAGCCGTCACATCAGTGACACGTTCCTATATAGTTCCGAAAGTATTTGACACCATTTCACGAGGATCTCCAGTTCTTATGAAATTATTGCAAAACGCAAAACCTTGGAAAACTGGAGTTAGTTACCAGGTTGTTATCAAATATCAAGATACAACAAACGGTGGAAACACTGGTATTGCAGATAGACTTGATACTGACCGACAAAATGTTAGAACAACAATGACTTTTGCCCCTAAAATGGCATATAAGCCAGTTGTTATTGCTAACATTGAAACTACTTTGAACCAAGGAGATGAGCAGGTTATTGACTTGCTTGAAGCTGAATTTGATTCACAAGCACAGTCTCTATTACAGGTCATGGCTACAAACTTGTATACAGGTACAGGATCCGGTAACAACTGGGATTCAATATACAATGCAGCTGATGACGGAACAAACTTCTCTACATATGGAGGTTTGTCCAGAACTACTTACACATCTATCAGAGGTTACTATCTAGCATCTGCTGGATCTCTAACTCTTGCAAAGATGGCTACTGCATATGATGCAGTTCAAATCGGTAACGATACTCCAGACATAATCGCTACCACAAAAGCTCTATGGTCAACATATGAGTCTTTGCTTACACCAACAGTTCGTGCTGGTTACACACAAAACGGTTATCCAAAAATAAACGCTTTTGGAATGTTGCCAACTACAGCTGCATTGGCAGGTCAGCAAGGTTTTGATGTTCTTTTCTTCCGAGGTACTCCAGTTGTTAAAGATGAGCAGGTTCCATCCGGAAAAATGTTCTTCATTAACACTAACTACTTTGGTTTCAAAGGCATCAATATAGCAGGTCTAAAGCAAGTCAACTTTAAGAAATCTAATGATGGTGTACCTCTAGGAGTTCCTGGAAGAATCCCATCAACTAGAGGATTCAACTTCCGAGACATGATGTCTCCAGTTGATCAGTTGGCAGAAGTTGGACACCTTATATACGCAGGTAACTTCATATCAGAAAACCCACGTCTACAAGGTCAGATGACAGGTTTGTCTTAATAGCTAATTTTTCCCTTAACCTGGGTGTAAAAACTACAGGCGAGGGTTAAAGCAAAAAAATATATGGCAGACACACAAGCAGCGTGGATGGCGCAACCATTCTGGAGATATAAGTCAAAATCTTCAAAGTCTTGGACTACCACTGGTAACACAGACACAATTACGGACACAGCGATTAAGGATAACTCCTATATCATCTTTGTCCCTACTTCTGCTCCTGCTGGTATTTGGTACGTCAGTGCGGTTTCTAATGGAAGTGCAACTATCACATCAAGTGATAGTGAAAGTGCAGGATTAACTTATAACTATATAATCTTATAAAACCATGAATAAAACACTTATAGCAATTGCTATCGTTTGTCTGGCTTTAGGAGGATTTCTTGGTTATGTGTTAGCTCCTGATTCACAGACATTTCAAGCAGCAGGAGATACAGCATCTTCTGCAAAAATAGCACAAGTTGTTCTTGATCTTTCAACAACCACTCCTACTACAGTAAGTGGTTCTTGTAAGCTCTACAACGGTGATGCGCGAGACAGAATAATTAACAATATTTCTTTCTTCCTAACTGGCCTTGGTGCCTTTAATGGTGGAACAGATGGTGTGGGCGGTGTTGCTACTACAACCTTTAACATGAGTACATCTACAAATGTATATACAGTTTCTGGTGTGCCTAGTAGAGTTTTGACAACTTCAATTGCTACCACGACAGGAAATGGTGCCGTTTCTTATGCAGGTGTACTTTCACTCTATGTGTCTAGTACAACTCCTGGAAACACAGCAACATTCCCTATCCGAATTTGGACGGCAGGAACTTGTTTGAACTTGTTTACTAACTCAACATCTTCTGCAGCTACTGGAGAAATACGAGTTGATTATTCTCAAGGATTCTAATTTATCAGCTAATCTCTACGATCATGGATGAAAACGAAGTAGTAAATGAAGCTCCTGTAGAGGAGGAAGTTGTTGAGTTAGTAAACAAGTTCAAACAAGTTCCTGCCGTCCAAATTCGGATAGGGAATGTTGCTGTGTTTCCAGGAGTTGTACTAGACACATAGAGTGAAAGTACACCTGCA